GTAGATAATAATCTGATTGGAGCACTTGGTGAAAGGGATATTATTAACCGAATGCAACTTAAACTTGAAGAAATGGGTATCTCTGTTTCTCATGACTCAAGAATTAGTGTTATTTTGAATGGAGCATTAAGTGATCTTAATTATTCTAATGTAGGTTCACCTTCTCTTTCACAATATATTTCACACGTTGCCGGAGATACAATTCAAGGAGGAACTACGATTTATCAGTTCCGTGCTTCTGGTGGATCTATTGGTACAACTGGACAAAGAACTGTTGCTTCTGAAACATTTGATCTTTCTCGTTTGACTGATCTGGGCAACTCTATTCTTGGTGGTGATGGGGTATTCCCAAATGGTCCAGATATTGTTACTATTTGTTCAACAGTTCTTGACACATCTGGAGTTAATAAAGATTCTCCATACCAAGTATCTTCTAGAATTTCTTGGTCAGAATCACAAGCATAATCTAAAAGGTATAAGACATGGGGAAAACTAGGCAAAAGGCAAATTTAACATCAGATAATTTAATAACATCCAATATTGATACTGATAGGATAGGTATCAATAGTTCTTCTCCGACTGCCACTCTTGATGTTGGTGGCAATGTTAAGGTTTCTGGCGTTATTACTTCTACTAGTTTTGTAAAATCTGGTGGAACTTCCTCACAATTTCTTAAAGGTGATGGTTCCGTAGACACATCTACTTATATTAGTTCAGTTGGTATTCAATCTGCAGGAATTTCAATTGGTAATGCAACTACATTAAATTTTGTTGGTTCTGGAAATACTTTTTCTGTAAATGGTTCCATAATTGACGTTAGCATTTCGGGTGGCGGAGGTGGTGGTGGAGCAATTGGAATTCAGTCTGGTGGAACTGAAATTACTGCAAGTGCATCAACACTAAACTTTGTTGGTACTGGAATTACGATGGCAGATGATGGATCTGTCACTGATATTACTATTCCAACTACAACCAGAACTGTTAGTAGTTTTACCGCAACAAATGGACAGACCGAGTTTACTGGATTATCTTATGATGTTGGATATATTGATGTATATTTAAATGGTGCAAAACTTGATAGTACAGAGTATACTGCATCAAATGGAACTAGTGTAACATTAACAACTGGAGCATCAACTGATGACATTGTTGAAACTGTTGCTTATGATGGAATAACTGTAGTAGATTTGATTGGACTTTCAGATGTTGTTGATGATACTACTCCACAACTTGGGGGTAATTTAGATCTTAATAGTAAAGATATTACTGGAACTGGTAATTTTAATGTTACTGGTATTGTAACTGCAACAACATTATCTGGCGCATTAGATGTTTCTGCACTTCTTAAAGAATCTGTAAATATTACTGCAGGTAAGTTAAGTGATAATACTAATATCGATCTTGCAAATGGAATGGTTCATTTGTTTACTACTACTGAAACTGCAACATCAACACCAAATATTAGATATGATGCTTCAAATTCCTTAGATTCTAAAATGGATACTGGAGAATCAATTACTGTAGTTCTTATAAGTGCTGCTGCTGCCGCTGGATATTCTGCAGAACTAACTATTGATGGTTCTGCAGTGACTGAAGAATGGTTAGGAGGTTCTGCACCAACTACTGGTGGTACAGGTGGATATGATGTTTATACATATAATATCATTAAGACTGAAAGTGCAACATTTGTTGTATTAGCAAACTTAGTAAACTTCGCATAAGAATATGGCACCACCAATTAGTATGATAGGTATGTCAGGTGCGGTCAGCACTCTCACTGGAGGAGGTGGTGGTGGATCACCAACTTTTAATTGGAGATATTATGCTTATGGATCGTCAATTGGAGTAACTAGTGTTTATTGGGGATTGTCTTCTCCAACTAGTACTGTTTATCAATTAAGAACTATATCTGGACAGCAACATACCGGTACCGGACAAACTTGGGACACATATAGTGAAGATCTTTCTGCTTACAGTGGAACTACTGGATACATTTATATTGTATACAGAACTGGAAGCAATTTTTATAATGATCCACAATTTGATAATATGGAACTAGTTGATACTACTAGTGGAACCATTGATTTGGATCCTGGAACAACAACTGGAAGAAGTAATTGGTGGAGATATAATAGTTATACAACGAGTATATCTCCACCAGGAGCATGGTATACCATTCCCATAGGAACATCAACTACCAATATATGGAATTATGATTCTGGTGGAACTCCATCTACCAGTACAGGAGATACTAGGGATGCAGATGGTAGTTCGAGTGGATATTATTTGTATTTTGAAGGATCTTCACCAAACTATGTTAGTGGATCAATAAGATATTATTGGGTTAGAACTGCAAGTTCCTACACTCTTTTATAATCTAAATACTTATAAAACATAAGTCATGGGAAAGACTAGAAATACTGGTAATATATCTGCAGAGAATATTATAAGTGTTGATATTACTAATGATAGAATCGGTATAACTAGTGCTTCTCCGACTGCAACTCTTGATGTTGGTGGCAATGTTAATGTTTCTGGAGTAACCACATCTGGTTCATTTACTGGTTCTGGAACTAACTTAACTGGTATTGTAACTTCCATCGTTGCCGGAACTAATATCACCATTTCTGGTTCTACTGGAAGTGTAACGATTGATGCTGCTGGTGGAGGCGGTGCCGGTGGTTCTGGAACATTTGATACTGGTATTACTACATCGATCTATGTTTCTGTAACTTCAGGTATTGGACTAAATGAATCACAAACAAATGATATTTTTGTTGGTCCGGGTATTGGATATTCATTCCCATCAACTGCTGGTAAGAAATATGTAATTGAGTCTATTCATATTTCTAATTCATTTTCTAATGAATTATATTTTGTAGGAAGACATGATTTCAATGGTGGATCAAACGTTCCTTTAGCACAAAGAGTGATTGTTCCATATCAAGGTGCAACTGAATTTTTAGATCAACCAATTGTTGCAAATCCATCGGATATTTTAAGGATGCAAGCACTTTCTGGAGTTGATGCTACTGCAACAGGTATTGATGGTGGACTTGATGCATGGATTACATATTCTACAAAAGATGATACTGATTATGTTGGAACAGGAAAAACAGTAACTACTGCAACAGGAACTGAAATATTCCAAGCGTCCACAAATCCTGCAATGCTCCAGTCTATTAAACTCTGTAATTATAATTTGAATACTGACATTGATGCTTCCATTTCAATTTATCGCGGATCATTAGCAACTGGAGTAAGGTTAGGATATTTGGTTTATAATCTTACAATTCCAAAAAATAGTGTAATTGAAATATTAGAAAAACCGAAATATCTTGCTGCAAGTGATAGTATTGTTGGTGGAGCATCTGTTGCGAATGTTTTGGCAGTCACTCTTTCGGGTAAATATATAACATAGTATAATTAATTTTTTATGTCTTTATTAATTGCATTGCCTTGCTATGGTGGAATCGTTAGTGATAAAACTGCAAAAGGTTTGTTTAATCTTGGAAAGGAACTAAGAACCGCAGGTATAGATCACGGTTTGTTGATGATGGCAAATGAAAGTTTGATTACACAGGGCCGTTCTAAGATGGTTAATTTCTTTATGAATAATACTGAGTATGAAAGAATTTTATTTATTGATTCTGATGTTGGATTTACTCCAGAAGATGTTTTTAATCTTTTAAAGTATGATAAAGATATTGTTTGTGGTGCATATCCTATGAAAGGAATCCCATTAAGATATAATTACAATATTTCAAAACCAGAAGTTGTGGATGGAGAATTGGTAAAAATTGAAAATGTTGGTTTTGGTTTTGCAATGATTAAAAGAAAAGTATTTGAAGATATTTCAAAAAGATATGGCGAAGAATTAAAATATTATCCCCCAACTAATAATAGTAATTATCCACCGACAGAAAAAGAATATCATAATTCATATCATTATTTTCTAGAACTTAAAAAAGATATGAGTTATTTACCAGAAGATTTTTCATTTTTTGAAAGAGCAAAGAGTGTTGGATATTCTGCTTGGTTAAATACTAATATTAGACTTGCACATGTGGGATCACACGTATTTCAGGAAGGATAAGTAAATGACATCTGGAGTCTTTAGTCTTAGCAAAGTTTCTAAGAAGCAAGTAGAAAATGTAGATAATAATAACTTTGAAAGTTGGCCAGAAGGTGCTACCCGTGGTTATTATGGTGGTGGTTTTTCTCCACCATACATTAACACCATAACAAGACTTGATTTTGTGAATGAAACCGTAAGTGATCCTGGAAATAATTTACCATCAGCAAGATCTTTGATGGGAGCAACTTCAAGTAGTTCTTATGGTTATTTTGGTGGTGGATCTCCAACATACACTAACACCATAACAAGACTTGATTTTACAAATGAAATCGTAAGTGATCCAGGTAATAATTTACCAACAGCAACAACAAATTTAGCAGCAACCTCAAGCAGTTCTTATGGTTATTTTGGTGGTGGTGATCTTCCAGGTACTCCACCAAGTCTTAACACCATCACAAGACTTGATTTTTCCAATGAAACTGTAAGTGATCCAGGAAATAATTTTCCAACGGGAATAACTCTTTTAGGAAGTCTATCCAGTAATTCTTATGGATATTATGCTGGTGGAACCAGTTCTTGTGTAATATGGAGACTTGATTTTTCAAATGAAACTTTAAGTGATCCTGGAAATAATTTACCAACAGAAAGATCTAAATCTTCAGGAACATCAAGTAACTCATATGGTTATTTTGGTGGCGGTTATACTCCTCCAGTTTCACCACCTATTACTTGCACCATCACAAGACTTGATTTTTCCAATGAAACTGTAAGTGATCCAGGAAATAATTTTCCAACGATAAGATCTGGATTATCGGCAACTTCAAGTGATTCTTATAGTTACTTTGGTGGCGGTTATTCTCCACCATTTAATATTAACACCATCACAAGACTTGATTTTACGAATGAAACTATAAGTGATCCAGGAAATAATTTACCAACAACAAGATCTAATATGGCGGCAGTCTCTGGTGGTGCTTCAGTCTATCGTGCCAAAGGATATAAGACTTATGGATACATACACACGAAAACATCTTACATTAGATTTGATTTATCTAGTGAATCTTCTCAATTTATAACTGCATCTAATCCAACAGGTGCAACCTGGTGTGGATTTGTATTTAATAATAATTATGGATATTTTACTGGTGGACTTACTCCTGGACCAAGCACTATTTCTACAATAGTAAGATTTGATTTCTCTAACGAAACTGCGACTGATTCCCAAAAACGTTTATTAGGTATTGCATCTTTTTCATCTCAAAATGTCATGAACAATAACTATGGTTATTTTTGTGGTGGACAGTATCCAGGAAGTCAAGAATATAGTGACATAACTAGAATGGATTTTTCTAATGAAGTTATAACCGATACTGGAAAAAATTTACCTTTTAAAGGTAGATATAGACAAAATTTTTCTACTAATTCATATGGTTATTTTATGGGTGGATATTATTATGATGCTCCAGGAGATGATTGGTTTACAACTATGACTAGACTTGATTTTGTGAGTGAAACTACTTCAGTAATTGGTACAGTATCACCAACAACATGTGATGGTCGCGCAGCGGTTCAGAATAATTCTGAAGGATATATATGTGGAGGTTCTTTTCCATATATTAACACGGTATATAAATTTCCATTTTCTACAGAAACTGTTAGTAATCCAGCGAATAATCTACCAGTTAATACCTCATCTTCAGCTTCATTATCGAGTGATTATTATGGATATATTGTTGGTGGATCTACGCCAACAGCATCAAGTAATATACTTAGATTAAATTTTTCTACTGGAGTTACAACTAATAGTGCAAATAAGGTACCTGTAACTATTGGTAATGATGTGGGAGTTACAAACTGAAATTAAATTATGAAATCTTTTTATTTTATGTCTGGTCTTCCAAGATCAGGTTCAACTTTATTAACAGCACTACTCAATCAAAATCCAGAAATACACGCATCTACAAACTCACCACTTTTGGATACAATACATTATACTGAAGAGTATCTTTTATATAATTCTGAACAATACAAAGCACACCCAAAACCAGAATGTGCTCATAAAGTATTATCATCTATACCTCATAATTATTACTTCAATACTCCACAAAATACTATTATTGATAAATCTAGAGGTTGGGTCAATCAAATACAACATATTCAAGATTACATCACTCCAGAACCAAAGATTATTTGTCCAGTCAGAGACATACAAGACATTATATCTTCATTTTTAAATCTCATTTACCATTCCAAAACAACTTCTTTTATTGATGAAGGACTTATTAAAAACAATATAGAAATCAGTAATGATAATCGTGCTGATTATCTAATGTCTCCTCAAGGTATTATTGGAATGTCCTATCATGCACTTACAGAAGCATTTCATAAAGGGAACAATAAGTATTTGTTGTTAGTTGATTACGATAATCTAGTAAATAATCCACAACAGGAATTGAATAAGATTTATGATTTCTTAGAACTTCCAAGATTTACTCATACTTTTGAGAATATAAAACCAAAATTTGATGAGAATGATGAGGTTTATAAGTTAGAAAATATGCATACCGTAAGAAATAAGGTAGAAAAAATACATCGTGATAATTCAAAGTTCTTAAGTGAGTATGTAATCAATAAATATAATCATATGGAGTTCTGGAAAAAGAGAACTCAAAGATATTCTATTTTTGGACTCTGATGGCAGTATTTTCTCTACAAGAAGTCAAAAAACTACAGGTTCAAAACGTAACTGATAATAACTTTGAAAGTTGGCCAGAAGGTGCTACTTATGGATATATTGCTGGCGGAGGAAGTAACGTACCTTCATATTTTTCTATTATTATAAGACTTGATTTCTCCAATGATAGTTTTAGTACTCCTGGAAATAATTTACCAACAGGAATAACGCAGTTAGCAGCAGTTACAAACTAAATAAGTTATCTACATCATTATGATATGAAATCTGGAGCAACTGAAAGTTCTTTTTATTATCTCAATCAATATTATTCTTTTCCAAATAATGTTGAAGTTTCAAGAAGTATTGAAGTCTTAGCACAATCAAATAAGAAATATAAAATTCTGTGGGCACATGACAATTGTGACCAACCACAACTATTAAGACTTCCCGAACTTGTATCGCAGATTGATTTAATTGTCTGTGTATCAAACTGGGAAGCAGAACAATATATCAAATATAACCGAGCACCTGCAGAAAAGATTGTAGTCATTCCAAATGGTGTTGCAGATATTTTTCATCTCAAATCACCAAAATCTAAGACAGCAATTTACTTTTCTGGACCACACAAGGGCATTGCACCACTTCCAAAAATCTGGAAACAAGTCATTAAAAATCATCCAGATGCAAAGTTAAAAGTATTCTCTTCCCATAATCTTTACGGAGAAGAATATGAACAACACTTCAAAATACCAGAACACTTAGAGGCAATTGAAGAACTGAAGTCTCTTCCTGGTGTAGAGTATTCTCCTTGTATTGACCGAGAACAACTTCTTCCTCACGTACAAGATGCTGCATTCTTTGTGCACCCTAACGTCTGGGAGGAGACATTCTGTGTATCTATGGCAGAGGCAATGGTATGCGGATGCTATCCAATTACAAGCGATATAGGAGCACTGAGAGAGGTCTCATTCAATCGTGGTAAGTATATTCCTATGGTTGGAAAGAATACTCCAGTTGGTTGGGAACCATCTCCAAAGTTTGTGAATGAATTTGCACAAGAACTTTCAAGATGTTTTGATTTCTTCGATAAAGAACCTCAGACATTTTATGCTGCAACAAAAGAACTTTCTCAAATCACAAAAGAAACTTATGACTGGAAAAAGATTGCAGCAGTCTGGAAAAATTTAATACAAGGTTTTTCAAAAGAAGAACAAGAAAGACCGAGATATTATTGTATGGTGGACATGAAGTGTTCTCAAAAATATACACATCTTGCATTAGACACATTTTTCAGAAATAGCATTTTTAGAAAACAAGACAAGTTTTTCTTGATTGATAATGATAAATCATTTACTAAGGACTATGAAAATATTACAGTAATCTCAAATGTTTCTCCAAAATCTTTTGCTGAAAATATGAATTTCATTCTTAAGCAAGCAATTATGGATGGTGTAGATTTTGTTGGATTGAGTAATGATATTGTCTTTACAAAAAACTGGAATCAAAATTTGGGCGACTTAAATTCAATTTCAATTCCATTATGTAATCAACATCTAAATGGTGATTGGATAAAAAATGAAATGGAACTTGAAGAATTTGTTGGAAAAGAAGAATCCCTCAATCAAATTGCCTCTCAAATTACGTCAAACATACCAAATATAGCACCAAACTTGATCAAAGCATTTTACTGTTTTTATATTCCACATGAAGTCAGTTCAAAGGTTGGATTATTTGATGAAGAATTTGGAAAAGGTGGTGGTGAAGACATAGATTATACATTGAGATCTGAGCAATTTAAATATGAAACAAAGTTTAATCTTCAGTCATATCTACTTCATTTTTCTCATAGATCTTTGGATTATGAAACAACCGAAGAAAAGGATTCAAGAACCGAACAATTATATAAACATTTTTGTAAAAAATGGGGAAAGGAAGTTGCGGATAAAAGATTATCTCTTGCAGTAACACAAAGATTTGCACCATAAATACAAACAACACTATTAGTTTAATTGGATAAGTATGTCTAACAATTATGAAGCAATTGCACTTGCAACATCTAAAGAAGTTTTAGATGATAATAATGAATTTATGCTTAAGGTTCTTCAAGAGGCAACTCGTTGGGAAGAAAGTGAAACGGAACTAGCACAAGGTCGTTCAGATTTTCAGATTGAAAAATTTATTATTCATGACAACTTTACGATTCCATCAGCATTTAAGGCAGCACTTATCAATCGTAGAAGTGTAGCGGAAGGTCTTCTACAACAAGTCATTGAAGCAAAGAGATCGGCAAGAGAATTTCATTATAAGTGGGACGGGAAGGATAAGACTCAACCAATTTGGTGGAAAACTCGTGAAGGTGGTGAACAACTATGTTGGTATGATATCGATGAGTTTCATTTTCACCGTATGCTTGAAGGTTTGAATCGTGGATTTAAAGCAGCAGTAGAAGAACTTGAATGTTTTGATAAATTGATTAATCGTTTGATTGAATTGAATGGTGGTAAATTAGTTTCAAGAGATCAATATAATGAAGATCAACCAAATTACTGGGAACGTCGTCTTGCTAATCAATCTCTTGATGATTTACTTGCCGCAAGAACAGGCGTGAATGCTGGTAATATTCGCTCTATGCGTCGTGCAAGTGCTCCTACAGTATTGACTGATGATGTCAATCGCATCAAAGGTAGTTTTGGCGATCCAAACAATCCTATGGACTTCTTGAATAATCTTCAGCAAGCAGTTTCTGCAGGCATTGAAGAAATTACTGGAATGGATCAACAACTTATTCGCGGTGTTGAAGAGCAAGAACAAAAGCAAATTCCACAATCATTATTTAATCCGGACCTTAAAGTAGAGTAAAAATCAATGGCAGTAGTCGGAGATGTATTTGGATTAAATTCGATTTATGATAAACAAGTAGAAAATGTAGATAATAATAACTTTGAAAGTTGGCCAGAAGGTGCTACTTATGGTTATTATGGTGGCGGACTACCACCACCAACAAAGAATAATGTAATATCAAGACTTGATTTCTCCAATGAAACTGTAAGTAATCCAGGAAATAATTTACCAACAGTAAGATCTAGTTTAGCGGCAGTTTCAAGTAGTTCTTATGGTTATTTTGTTGGTGGTGTAGATCCACTAGCACAAATCAATACAATCACAAGACTTGATTTTTCTAATGAAGTTGTAAGCGACCCTGGAAATAATCTAACAACAGAAAAATCTGAACTTGCAGCAACCTCAATTAGTTCTTATGGTTACATTGGTGGTGGACGTAATGGACCACCATCATATTATAGTACAGTTGATAGACTTGATTTCTCTAATGAAACTTTAAGTAATCCCGGAAATAATTTAACAACAGCAAGATCTAATTTAGCGGCAGTTTCAAGTAGTTCTTATGGTTATTATGCTGGTGGATATAATGGCACAAATACGATTAGCACAATTACGAGACTTGATTTCTCCAATGAAACTGTAAGTGATCCTGGAAAGAATTTACCAACAATAACATCTCGATCTACAGCAACCTCAAGTAATTCTTATGGTTACTTTGGTGGTGGTTGGATACCATCTCCTACCAACCTAATTAGAAAAATTGATTTTTTTAGTGAAACTGTAAGTGAACCTGGAAATAATTTACCAACTGTAATTGTTGATTCATCAGCAACCTCAAGTAATTCTTATGGTTACTTTGGTGGTGGATATTCATATACTAACCTAATTCAAAGACTTGATTTTTCAAGCGAAACTGTAAGTGAACCTGGAAAAAATTTATTAACAACAAAAGCTTATACAGCAGCAGTCTCTGGAGGCAAATCATTTTATCGTGCCAAAGGATTTAAGACTTATGGTTATCTCAATGGTAGGTATGGAAGCACTCTAAATTCCGACATGTATAGATATGATTTTTCCACAGAAAGTTCTAGTTCAATACCCGCTAAAGTACATACACCATCAGCATATCTTGCAGCAGTTTCTAATAATTTTTATGGATATTATGCTGGAGGAAATCCGTCTAACGTAATTACAAGATTTGATTTCTCTAACGAAACTGCAAATAATTCCCAAAATAATTTGCCAACATCCAATAATACTATGGGAAATTTGTTCAGTAATTCTTATGGATATTTTGCTGGTGGTCCTAACAATTGTACAATTGTAAGACTTGAATTTTCTAGTGAAACTGTAAGCCTTCCTGGAAAAAATTTATCAGAAAATAGATATAGAGGAGCATCAATTTCAAATAATTCTTATGGTTATTTTGGTGGTGGTTATGTTTTTCCATCTCCTTCATATTATTGTTCTATCAGAAGACTTGATTTTTCTACAGAAACTATAAATGCTCCAGGAAATGATATGACTTTTAGTTCTGGATGGATAAAAGCAGTTGGAAATAATTCTTATGGATACTTTGGTGGTGGTTATAATAGTCCACCACTTTTGTATAGATGTAATATTTGTAGATTAGATTTCTCTAATGATACTGTATCTGATTCTGCAAATAATTTACCATCTATAAAATATAGACATGGTGGGTTATCAAGTAATTATGGTGGATATTTTACTGCAGGAACTAATTATTGCACTATTTTTAGACTTAATTTTTCCGATGAAACACTAACAAGTGTTCCTGATTTTGGTTCACCTAGTGCATTAAATACAATAGCAGAGGTTGTAAACTCAAACTAAATAAAGCATCCACATTATTCTATTATGAATGATATTCTTGCTAATGTTTTGATTCAACCTAAAGTTGTTACACCAGAAGGGTTAAAGTTTTTAACTGATTATATGAGACAATCTCATAAAGAGAGAATGTCTGTTTTTGATGCCGAAAGAAGTGATAAAACAAGACAGAGAGAATCAAAAATAGATAAGTCAGTAAGAGATGTAGAGTGTGCTGACTTAATTCCAGTCTTTCCTCAAGTTAAAGATTTACTTGATAATGTAGTAAAAAATGTGATTAATCCTTTCTATGGATTTGAGGTAAGAGATAGTGAAGAACCACAATTACTTTGTTATAGTCCAGGAGGACACTATAAACCTCATAATGATGGAGAAGGTTTATGGACAAATCCTGATGGAACTCAAGTATGGAAGAAGACAATAGACAGAGATATATCTACTGTACTTTTTTTAAATGATGACTTTGAAGGTGGTTATTTTTCTTTTCCAGATTTAAGAATTAAAATTAAACCAGAACCAGGACTTCTTGTTTGTTTTCCATCATCAAGATGGTATACACATATGGTAGAACCTGTTACTTCTGGTAATCGTTATACTCTTGTAACTTGGATGAGAGTCAAAGGATTCAAGACAAAGGATGAGGTTGATAAAGAGATTGCCGATAAATACGGTATAGAGGTTTATTAAAAAGATGTCTCAATTAGTTAAGCATTATTGGATTAATCGTGATACTGGTGCATGGGCAACAGACACTCGTTTTGGTTTGATGATGCCAAATATTAGAGGATTGGAAACTCAACATCAATTAATAGACCAAAATGACATTCCATTTTTTCTATCACATGTTCCAGAATATTTTCAGTATGAGATTACAGTAGGTAGTAATGAATTGGAAGATTATCAAAATAATTCAAACATTACTATTGTAAGCACTGCCGAGAGACAGGTTGAAGAAGAAATTATAAATCCAGAATCTCCTGATCAACCAACTGAAGATTTTCATACAGTAACAGTTTATGATATAGTTTATAGAGAACCATATGTTCTTCAAGAATCTGAAGGTCTTTCAATACTAACTCAAGAGCAATGGGATAATGAAATAACTTCTTTTGATAATTGTCAGAAAGAAAAAAGATATAATATTCTCAGAGTTAATCGAGATAAAATGCTTAAACTTACCGATTGGATGGTGACAAAAGAATTCGAGCAAGGAAATACCTTAGATGAAGATTTTAAAACTTGGAGACAAGCATTAAGAGTACTTCCAAATTCTGATACTTTTCCAACCTCATACCCATCACTTCCAGTTAATTTGCAAGGTAATGAGGAGTTGGTGAAACTAACAACTACATTTGATCAAGTAAGAAGTATTAATATGATTAATGATCCTCTTCCACCACTTCCAGAAGAAGAATCACCTGCTCAATAATTCATAACACTTTTGATTTTTATCATATGCATATTCTGCACAAGGACCATTTTTTCTTACAAAGTGCAGAAAGAGTTGCATAAATCTGTCATTTGGATGAGTTCTTAATGGACTTCTCCAATGAGGAACATCTATTCCAAGATAAGCAAGTCCACATCCTACAGGTGTAACTACAGATTGTTTGTTTCCTTCTAAATCTTTAAGTTTAATAGGCCAAGCAGCATCTCCACAAATATTCATCGTTACTGATATTTCACAAGATGGTCTATCAGTATGACAGTTCATCCATCCTTTATTATGATATGTTGTAGAGAACCAATACGAAGGTATGAGTTCTTCACCAACTAAATTCTCTAGGAGTGGTTGAATTCTTTTCATTACAAAAGCACATGCCGGTGGAGCATAGCATGTTAATACATTGCCTCTTTCTGGATCAAAGTGTGTTTTAAGACCTCCAAGATCTCTTACAGCCCCAGTTAAGTTCTTATATTTAATTTGTATTGCTTCTTCTTTTGTAATTATATCTGGAATATAATACCAACCTTTCTTTAAAAACGAAGAACTCATAGTTACTTTATAATTATTAATATTATGTATCTTTAACCGGGACAAAGGTAGTCTACTTGGTTTTCTAAGGTTTGTCAAGTTGACATTGGGACCTTATCAGTGCTATCATATATAGTGAGTGTAATGATCAAAGTACTAAATTTAAAAATAATTTTTTGTTATATACGAGCAATTTATGTCTGAAAATTTTGTAAAACTTGCCTTAGAAAATGGTGGATCAATTCACCCACTTTTAATTCCATCATCAGAATTGAGGGGACCTGCTATTACGAATCCTTCAATTTATAATGATAACGGTAGAATTATTGCAAACCTTAGGAATATTAATTACACTCTCTATCATTCAGAGAAGAAAAAATTTGAACATCATTGGGGACCACTTGTTTATATTCATCCAGAGGATGATCTCCGTTTACGTACCTGGAATATTGTATGTGAACTGGACGAGAATATGAATATAAAATGGTATCATCATATTGATACCTCCAAACATCCTGATAAAGAACTTTGGGAGTTTGTTGGTCTTGAAGATGCTAGACTTGTAAGATGGGATGGAAAATTATATGCTTGCGGTGTTCGACGTGATCTTGACACCATTGGCACGGGAAGAATGGAGTTATGTGAAATTGAAATTACTGAGAATGGTGTAAAGGAATTAAATCAAAATCGAATTCCTGTTCCAGGACATACTGGAGATGCTGGATCTTATTGTGAAAAAAATTGGATGCCGATTTTGGATATGCCATACCACTTTGTAAAGTGGACTAATGGTACTGAAGTTGTTAAGTATAATATTGAAACTCAAACCACCGATCAGGTATTAGTTAAAAACTGGAGAGATCTTGGATGTATAGATCTTAGAGGTGGATCTCAAGTTATTCCTATGGGAGAAGAATATAGGTTTTGCCTTAATCACGAAACTTATCTTTTCCGTAGTCCAGCGGATAGAAAAGATGGAACGTATCGTCATAGGTTTATTGTTTGGGATAAAAACTGGGATATTGCAAAAGTCTCTAAGCAATTTGCATTTTTAAATGCTGAAGTTGAATTTGCAGTTGGTATGTGTGAATATAATGATGATTATTTAATTACATTTGGATTTCAAGATAATGCTGCTTATGTATTGAGAGTTTCTCAAAAGTTTGTTCAAGATTTTATTTTTGAAGATTAAGTGTATGAAAATTTCTGTAGTTTTTCTCAATCTATTATCCAGAGATGTAATTTTAACTCATGATTTTATCTTAAATGATTTACTAAATGGGTACGAAAAAGATGTTGAGTATTTAAATGCTGATCAAATACACGATAAAAAGTTTGATGTACTAGTTTATAGTTGTAGGCAACCAAATGTTGAAGTTCATTTTGGATATGCACCACCATTTGAAGTAGTTCTAGAGGTTGTCAAAAAAGTAAAACCAAAGATTATCATTCAATTATCGGATGAATTCTGGCAAGAGAATAATAATATCCACAATTCACTTGCAAATCACTGTGAGTTGTTTATAAAAGAGCATTTTCAGTGGAATCAAACATATACAGAAAATACAATTCAAAAGCCTTTAGGATACTTGAATGATTTTCCTGTAGATTTAGAAAATGTAAAACCAATTAATGATCGAAAATATTTTTGGTCTTGGGTTGGTTACTTAAAAGGTGACAGACAAGAAATGATTAATAATTTCTTGCGAATTTGGTACCATATTTGCGCATCTAATGGTGGATTATCTCAACCAGAAATACATGAAATTTATAGTAACTCTAAATTCATCCCTATCGGAAGAGGAAATTCATCTATAGATTGTTGGAGAATTTATGAAGCGATTGTTTGCGGCGCTATTCCAGTCATAGTTTCTTATGATGATGAAATTAAATGGTCTTTCCAATATAAAGAAAAACTTCCTGCAATATTTGCTTCAAATTGGAAAGAGGCTGCAGATAAATGCATACATTTATCTGAAAATCCTCAAGCGATGATTGATAAGCAACAAGAACTTTTAGATTGGTGGAAAAATACCATAGATTATACCCGAGAAAAAATTAAGAATGTGTTTGATAAACATTCTATAACTGCTATATGTTCTTGCAAAAATAGATCCAATGCTTTACACATATCTCTTCGTTCTTGGTTAAACTTCAATGAGATTTCTGAGGTTATAGTTGTAGACTGGAGTTCGGATAAATCGTTAGAATATTTAACATCTTGGGATAATAGAATTAAAGTAATCTCTGTTCCCGATCAAGAATACTTTAATCAACCACAACCACTTAATCTTGCGGCATCATTATCTACAAGTAAATATATTCTCAAAATGGATTGTGATTATATTTTGAATCCGTATTTTAAATTCTTTGATAATAAAGAATATTTGATTGATGATGATTCTTTTGTATGCGGACAGAATACAATTGATATAGGATTTGATCCATATTACAAATATCTGTTTGGTTTTCTGTATGTCTCCAAATCAAACTTTATGAAAATAAATGGATTTTCTGAAAGATTTTGTAAATGGTATGCTTCAGAAGACCAAGATATTATGATGAGATTAGAAAATCTTGGATTGAAAAAACGAGGATTAGATTATGATCATAACGTCATTCATATACCACACTCGGACAAAAAAAGAACAGAAAATTTTGAAGCAAAGGTGACTGAAAAAGGATATGAAGATGATATAAAAGAACGAATGAAGCACAGGGGATTTTCTGGACAAGAACTAGAATGGCAAACTGATTTTTCTTTAGCACAGATGCATGTAAATGTAAATCAAGGATGGTTATCTAAAATGAAAGAAGATTACGTTTGCGCAGACCCAATGACAAAATGGGAAGTAACTGAAGTAAATCCACAGTATTTTATTGCGAAAAAGGTATGACAAAATTAAATAATTTTCCCACATCTTATTACCTGTCTCTCGAAGAATCTACGGAGCGTCAAAAAAATATTGAAAAACAGTTTTTAAATTATGGAATTCATATTAATTCTTTAATATCTAAAAGGTTTTCAGAATCTGAAGATGTTGTTACAGGAGAATACTTATATCAATTAAATTCTGGAACTGCTGGATGTTGTGTTTCACACCTAAAAGCAATTAAAGAATGGTATGATAATTATGATGATGATTATGCATTTTTTTGTGAGGATGATCTTAGTTTAGAGACAATACCTTACTGGGATTTTACCTGGCAAGAATTTATCAATTCACTTCCAGACGATTGGGATGCCGTACAGTTGTTAACTATACGCAAAGATTTTGGAGATTTTAAACTTAGAGAAAGGTATTGGGATGATTGGAGTGCCACAGCGTATATTATCAAAAGAAAGTATGCTAAAATACTTATAGATACTTACATCAAGGGGAATGAGTATTGCTTAGAAATACCAAATTCTTCTGTAATGCCTTTGATCGAAAATATTCTTTTTACAACTCTTGGAAAAACATATACTGTTCCATTATTTGTTGAAGAAATTAGTTTTGAATCTACCTTTTCGAAGGATCAAGACGATGATGTAAATGCGGGGCAAAAAAATAACCATTATCATGCAAATAAACAAGTTTTAGAATATTGGAAAGGTAAATTTATTGATGAAACTATCATGATAAATCAAAACGAAAGTCTTCAGAATCTTATTACTGAATTTTCTTTAGATACTGAAAATGCACTTAATAATTTTAAATTGGGTGTTTGGTATGAGAACAACGGGCATACAGCACCTGCACTATCTTATTTTCTTAGATGTGCAGAAAGATCTGAAAATGAACATCTTGCATATGAGGCATTAATTAGGGCATCATATTGTTATCAGAAACAGGGAACTAGGGATGGTAGTGCAAAATCACTTCTTGAGCAAGCACTCTGTTTAATTCCATCTCGTCCAGAAGCATACTTTCTTTTAAGTAGGTTTGCCGAAGTGAGACAATGGTGGCAAGATTGTTACATTCAGGCCAATAATGGATTGATGTATGCTGATTTTGAATCTCATCCAGATCTGATTACTGATGTAGAATATCCTGGAAAATATGGATTGCTTTATGAAAAATCACTCGCTGCTTGGTGGTGGGGAAAGTCTGAAGAGAGTAAAGAAATTTTATTAGATCTTATAAAAAATTATCCACTGACTAATGAATACAGGTCTAAGGTGGAAAGTAATTTAAGAAATATTGGAGTAGACACTGCAGAATATTTTAAACCAATTCCAGTTATTGGTGTTCCAATCGTAAATGGAATTCATTGGTTGCAAAGATTAATTGACAGTATCGACTATCCCGTTAATGAACTATGTGTTATTAATAATAATGGTAGGGGAGAACTTGACGAAGAATTGGAGAAGTTGTCTAAATCATCACATAGATTTATTAAAAAAATTACAGTTTGCAATCTTCCATCAAATATTGGATGCTCTGGTGCTTGGAATTTAATTATTAAATCTTATATGATGAATCCTTATTGGATTATTGCAAGTCATGACATTGCATTTACTCCTGGATTCTTGGACACTATGGTAAGAACATCTGAAAAAGAAGACGTTGGAGTTGTGAAAGGTAAAGAATTTCAGTGGGATTTATTTTTAATTAAAGACTGGGTAATTCAAGAATGCGGATTATTCGATGAGAATTTTTATCCAGCATATGTTGAAGATTGTGATTATCACATTCGTCTTATGCTGAAAAACATAAAAACAGAATCTCTTGATAATGACTATCTTCATGGTGATGTAGATTACAAAACAAGTGGATCTCAAACTTGGAGAACCGATTTATCTTTAAAAGAAAAGGTTGATTACTCTCACGATTGTAATATGTACTACATTGCAGAAAAGTGGGGGAATAATTGGAGAGATTCTAATTGGGAGTATCATCCACATCAATATCCATATAATAATCCCAGTATCCCAATTACATATACTACATATGACTTAAAATTTGTACGTAGAAAAAATATGGGTTTTTAAAAAACTAATATATAATAAAAATTATACTCTTTACCTCAATTATGAATTTTACAGTTTATTCGAAAGAAAATTGTCCTTATTGCTATAAAGTTAAACAAGTCTTAGAAATGACAAATAGTAGTTTTGTCGTATATACTTTAGACGAAGACTTTAGTAGGGATGAATTCTATTCTGAATTTGGAAATAATACAACATTTCCACAAGTATCTTGTGATGGTAAAAAAATAGGAGGGTGCGTTGAAACGATTAAATTTCTTAAGGAAAAAAAAGCTGTCTAATGCTGACATAAATAACTTTAACCACAAAAAAAATCGTGGATTTGAATTTATACTCACTGGAGGAAAGAAAAAAAGATCTAAACCCTTTGGAATAATTTTTCAAAAACTGATTTGTTTCTTTAATAGAAAAATACAAATATACTTTGAATTTACATTAAATGTGACAAAAAATCAGTAGTTTCTGGAGATAAAAAATGTTAGCAATTAGTTTAGTATTTGGGTCATTCTTGACAATAATGTTTTTTATACTTGGAA